AGCTCCTCGAACGGGAACACCGACGCCTTGTCGTCAACAAATTCACACATGAACAGGTTTTTAAAATCGTCGGCGCTGTTTTCACGTTTGAGCTGCTCAATGTCGAACAGTGTGCAGCCGCCTTTCAGGGCGTCCTCAATGGTGACAATCTGCCGCCACTGGCCGTCCGCACAGAGAAGACCACCGGCAAGGGCGTTATGACTGACGTCGATTTCCACGCGTTCAGCGGCGCTGGCGCGTCCCCGGTTAAACAGTTCCCCCGACCAGAACGGGTAGGCGTCGTGCGCCAGCGTGGACGGGGTGGAGAAATAGGTCGAGCGCAGGTGACTCTGTGAGGCCATACCTGATGCCACCTTACGCAGTACCTGAAAATTCGGGATCCAGAAAATCTCGTCGACGTACAGGTCGCCGTTATGGCTCTGTGCGGTGTTGGAGTTGGTGCCGAGAAAAATCAGTTTTGCGCCGTTATTGCCCAGGACAATCGGGTCACCGGTCAGGTCAACGTCAACCAGCCGGGCAAAGGCGATGATGTATTCGCGGAACACATACGCCTGCGTTTTACTGGCCGACAGAAAAATCTGGTTATGACCGGTTTTCAGGGCGCGCAGCAGCGCCTCGCGGGAAAAATAAAACGTCGCGCCAATCTGGCGGGATTTCAGGATATCGCGGATGCGGTGCTCAAGCCCGGCGCGATACCAGTGCAACTGATATTCGAAAGACTGCTCAAAGAAAATCTGCTCCAGCTTTTCGATGGCTTCGTCGCTGAAAAAATTCTTTTTCGGTTTGCGGCGCCCGCCTTTGTTGCGGTTAGCGACGTTCGGATTAAGGTCTGCCTCGTTGCCGGTCTGACTGTAACGGTTGACCCGTGCCAGTCGTTCAATCTGGCGTCCCAGCAGGTCAATTTCCTTGAAGTCACCGCCGGTTTTCTGCGGTTTGATGATGAGCTGGGTCAGCCGCGCTTCCAGACTCATTTCGACACGGCTGATGGGGGCAACGCTGTCCCAGCCGTCGCGCTGTTTCCAGCTCTGCACCGTCGGGCGTTTCATCTGCAACATGGCGGCAATCTGCGGCACGGAAAACCCCTGCCAGTACAGCAGCGCCGCCTGACGACGCGGGTCGTGCAAAAGAGTGGTGTCTGTGGTGATGGTCATGAATACCTCGCCGTGATGAATACACGGCAAGGCTACTGAGTCGCGCCCCGCGATTCGCTAAGGTGCTGTTGTGTCAGTGATAAGCCATCCGGGACTGATGGCGGAGGATGCGCATCGTCGGGAAACTGATGCCGACATGTGACTCCTCTAATCACTATTCAGGACTCCTGACAATGGCAAAAAAAGTCTCAAAATTCTTTCGTATCGGCGTTGAGGGTGACACCTGTGACGGGCGTGTCATCAGTGCGCAGGATATTCAGGAAATGGCCGAAACCTTTGACCCGCGAGTCTATGGTTGCCGCATTAACCTGGAACATCTGCGCGGCATCCTGCCTGACGGTATTTTTAAACGTTATGGCGATGTGGTTGAACTGAAGGCCGAAAAGATTGACGATGATTCGGCGCTGAAAGGCAAATGGGCGCTGTTTGCGAAAATCACCCCGACCGATGACCTTATCGCGATGAACAAGGCCGCGCAGAAGGTCTACACCTCAATGGAAATTCAGCCGAACTTTGCCAACACCGGCAAATGTTATCTGGTGGGGCTGGCCGTCACCGATGACCCGGCAAGCCTCGGCACGGAATACCTGGAATTCTGCCGCACGGCAAAACACAACCCCCTGAACCGCTTCAAATTAAGCCCTGAAAACCTGATTTCAGTGGCAACGCCCGTTGAGCTGGAATTTGAAGACCTGCCTGAAACCGTGTTCACCGCCCTGACCGAAAAGGTGAAATCCATTTTTGGCCGCAAACAGGCCAGCGATGACGCCCGTCTGAATGATGTGCATGAAGCGGTGACCGCTGTTGCTGAACATGTGCAGGAAAAACTGAGCGCCACTGAGCAGCGCCTTGCTGAGATGGAAACCGCCTTTTCCGCACTTAAGCAGGATGTGGCTGACAGGGCGGATGAAACCAGCCAGGCATTCAGCCGCCTGAAAAACAGTCTCGACCACACCGAAAGTCTGACCCAGCAGCGCCGCAGCAAGGCCACCGGTGGTGGCGGTGACGCCCTGATGACGAACTGCTGACCGGCGTCAGTCAGTCCGGGAAAACCTTCACGATTAACCCTTAATTTTCAGGAAAAACTATGCGCCAGGAAACCCGCTTTAAATTTAATGCTTACCTGTCCCGTGTTGCCGAATTGAACGGCATCGACGCCGGTGATGTGTCGAAAAAATTCACCGTTGAACCGTCGGTCACCCAGACCCTGATGAACACCATGCAGGAGTCCTCTGACTTTCTGACCCGCATCAACATTGTGCCGGTCAGCGAAATGAAAGGGGAAAAAATTGGTATTGGTGTCACCGGCTCCATCGCCAGCACCACCGACACCGCCGGTGGCACCGAGCGTCAGCCGAAGGACTTCTCGAAGCTGGCGTCAAACAAGTACGAATGCGACCAGATTAACTTCGATTTTTATATCCGCTACAAAACGCTTGACCTGTGGGCGCGTTATCAGGATTTCCAGCTCCGTATCCGTAACGCCATTATCAAACGCCAGTCCCTTGATTTCATCATGGCCGGTTTTAACGGCGTGAAGCGTGCCGAAACCTCTGACCGCAGCAGTAACCCGATGCTGCAGGATGTGGCGGTCGGCTGGCTGCAGAAATACCGCAATGAAGCCCCGGCGCGCGTGATGAGCAAGGTCACTGACGAGGAAGGTCACACGACCTCTGAGGTCATCCGCGTGGGTAAGGGCGGTGATTATGCCAGCCTTGATGCACTGGTGATGGATGCGACCAATAACCTGATTGAGCCGTGGTATCAGGAAGACCCTGACCTTGTGGTGATTGTGGGGCGTCAGCTACTGGCGGACAAGTATTTCCCCATCGTTAACAAGGAGCAGGACAACAGCGAAATGCTGGCCGCTGACGTCATCATCAGCCAGAAACGCATCGGTAACCTGCCGGCGGTACGCGTCCCGTACTTCCCGGCTGATGCGATGCTCATCACGAAGCTGGAAAACCTGTCCATCTACTACATGGATGACAGCCATCGCCGCGTGATTGAGGAAAACCCGAAACTCGACCGCGTGGAGAACTATGAGTCAATGAACATTGATTACGTGGTGGAAGACTACGCCGCCGGTTGTCTGGTGGAAAAAATTAAGGTCGGTGATTTCTCCACACCGGCTAAGGCGACCGCAGAGCCGGGAGCGTAACCGATGACGAGTCCCGCACAGCGCCACATGATGCGGGTCTCGGCAGCGATGACCGCGCAGCGGGAAGCCGCCCCGCTGCGACATGCAACTGTCTATGAGCAGATGCTGGTCAAGCTGGCCGCAGACCAGCGCACACTGAAAGCGATTTATTCAAAAGAGCTTAAGGCCGCGAAAAAACGCGAACTGCTGCCGTTCTGGTTGCCGTGGGTGAACGGCGTGCTGGAGCAGGGCAAAGGTGCACAGGATGACATTCTGATGACGGTCATGCTGTGGCGTCTGGATACCGGCGATATTGCCGGTGCGCTGGAGATTGCCCGTTATGCCCTGAAGTACGGTCTGACCATGCCGGGTAAACACCGCCGCACCCCGCCGTACATGTTCACCGAGGAGGTGGCGCTCGCGGCCATGCGTGCTCACGCTGCCGGTGAGTCTGTGGATACCCGCCTGCTGACGGAGACCCTCGAACTGACCGCCACGGCTGACATGCCTGATGAAGTGCGCGCAAAGCTGCACAAAATCACCGGTCTGTTTCTGCGTGACGCTGGTGATGCCGCCGGTGCGCTGGCGCACCTGCAACGTGCGACACAGCTCGACTGTCAGGCAGGCGTCAAAAAAGAGATTGAACGACTGGAGCGGGAGCTGAAACCGGAGCCGCAGCCAAAAGCGGTCACCCGCGCCCCGCGTAAGACCCGGAGCGTGACCCCGGCAAAACGTGGACGCCCGAAAAAGAAAGCCAGTTAACAACCGAATGCGCCCCGCGCCAGGGCGGCACGCCGGTCAGTGAGGGTGAATCACCTGACACTGCACCGGCGTTCACCGCCCGACTTTTCAGAGGTAGTCATGATGACGCTGATTATTCCGCGAAAGGAGGCTCCCGTGTCCGGTGAGGGTACGGTGGTCATCCCGCAACCGGCAGGCGACGAGCCGGTGATTAAAAACACGTTCTTTTTTCCCGATATCGACCCGAAGCGCGTCCGGGAACGTATGCGCCTTGAGCAGACCGTCGCCCCCGCCCGTCTGCGTGAGGCCATCAAGTCAGGCATGGCGGAGACAAATGCGGAGCTGTACGAGTACCGCGAACAGAAAATTGCCGCCGGTTTTACGCGTCTGGCTGACGTCCCGGCGGACGACATCGACGGTGAAAGCATCAAAGTTTTTTACTACGAGCGTGCCGTGTGTGCGATGGCGACCGCGTCGCTTTATGAGCGTTATCGCGGTGTGGATGCCAGTGCGAAAGGTGACAAGAAGGCTGACAGCATTGACAGCACCATTGATGAGCTGTGGCGGGATATGCGCTGGGCGGTGGCGCGTATCCAGGACAAGCCGCGCTGCATCGTGAGTCAAATCTGATGAAGACCTTTGCGCTACAGGGCGACACGCTCGACGCCATTTGTGTCCGCTATTACGGGCGCACTGAGGGCGTGGTTGAAGCCGTGCTCGCCGCAAATCCGGGACTGGCTGAACTGGGTGCGGTGCTGCCGCACGGCACCGCCGTCGAACTGCCCGACGTTCAGACCGCGCCCGTGGCTGAAACTGTCAATCTGTGGGAGTAACGCATGACAGCAGAAGAAAAAAGCGTCCTGTCGCTTTTCATGATTGGGGTGCTGATTGTTGTCGGCAAGGTGCTTGCCGGTGGTGAACCCATCACCCCGCGTCTGTTTATCGGGCGCATGTTGCTCGGTGGTTTTGTCTCGATGGTTGCCGGTGTTGTTCTGGTGCAGTTTCCTGACCTGTCACTGCCTGCGGTGTGCGGCATCGGCTCCATGCTGGGTATCGCCGGTTATCAGGTGATTGAGATTGCCATTCAGCGCCGCTTTAAGGGCAGGGGGAAACAGTAATGCCGGTAATTAACACGCACCAGAATATCGCCGCCTTTCTCGACATGCTGGCCGTGTCCGAAGGGACGGCGAATCATCCGCTGACGAAAAACCGGGGCTATGACGTGATAGTCACCGGACTGGACGGAAAGCCGGAAATTTTCACCGACTACAGTGACCACCCGTTCGCACATGGCCGACCGGCGAAGGTGTTTAACCGTCGCGGTGAAAAATCCACGGCCTCCGGTCGCTATCAGCAGCTTTACCTGTTCTGGCCGCACTACCGCAAACAGCTTGCCCTGCCGGATTTCAGTCCGTTGTCGCAGGACAGACTCGCCATTCAGTTGATCCGCGAACGCGGTGCACTGGATGACATCCGGGCGGGACGCATTGAGCGCGCCATTTCACGCTGTCGCAATATCTGGGCGTCCCTGCCGGGTGCCGGTTACGGTCAGCGTGAGCATTCACTGGAAAAACTGGTCACCGTCTGGCGTACCGCCGGCGGCGTACCGGCTTAAACGGAGTAAACACCATGAAGAAATTATCCCTTTCACTGATGCTGAACGTGTCGCTGGCGCTGATGCTGGCACTGTCCCTGATTTACCCGCAGAGCGTGGCCGTCAATTTTGTCGCCGCCTGGGCGATTCTGGCGACGGTTATCTGTGTGGTTGCCGGTGGTGTCGGCGTGTATGCCACTGAGTATGTGCTGGAACGCTACGGGCGGGAGCTGCCGCCGGAATCGCTGGCCGTGAAGATTGTCACGTCGCTGTTTTTGCAGCCGGTGCCGTGGCACAGACGGGCAGCAGCTCTGGTGGTGATGGTGGCGACGTTTATCTCGCTGGTTGCCGCCGGGTGGATTTTTACCGCGCTGATTTATCTCGTGGCATCGCTGTTTTTCCGGCTGATACGTAAAGCCTGTCGTCAGCGTCTTGAGGGGCGGGAATTATGTCAAAGCTGATGATTGTGCTGGTTGTGTTGTTATCACTGGCGGTAGCGGCGCTGTTTCTGGTGAAGCATGAAAACGCCAGCCTGCGCGCCTCGCTGGACAGGGCGAACAACGTCGCCAGTGGGCAGCAGGCGACCATCACCATGCTGAAAAATCAGCTTCATGTTGCCCTCACCAGGGCAGACAAAAACGAGCTGGCGCAGGTGGCACTGCGTCAGGAACTGGAGAACGCCGCGAAACGTGAAGCACAGCGCGAGAAAACCATCACGAGGTTACTTAATGAAAACGAAGATTTTCGCCGTTGGTACGGCGCTGACCTGCCTGATGCTGTGCGCCGGTTGCACCAGCGCCCCGCCTGCACTGACGCCAGTGATTGTCCCCAACGCCTGCCCGAAAGTGAGTCTTTGCCCGATGCCGGGCAGTGACCCGGAGACGAACGGCGATTTAAGTGCCGATATCCGGCAGCTTGAGAACGCGCTGGCACGCTGTGCCAGCCAGGTAAAAATGATTAAACACTGTCAGGACGAAAACGATGCTCAAACCCGACAGCCTGCGCAGGGCGCTGACTGATGCCGTCACGGTGCTGAAAACCAGTCCCGAGATGCTGCGGATATTCGTGGATAACGGGAGTATTGCCTCCACACTGGCGACGTCGCTGTCATTTGAAAAGCGTTACACGCTCAATGTCATTGTGACCGACTTTACCGGTGATTTTGACCTGCTCATCGTGCCGGTGCTGGCGTGGCTGCGGGAAAATCAGCCCGACATCATGACCACCGACGAAGGCCAGAAAAAGGGCTTTACGTTTTATGCAGACATCAACAATGACAGCAGCTTTGATATCAGCATCAGCCTGATGCTGACCGAGCGCACGCTGGTCAGTGAGGTGGACGGCGCGCTGCATGTGAAGAATATCCCGGAACCCCCGCCGCCGGAGCCGGTCACCCGCCCGATGGAGCTTTATATCAATGGCGAACTGGTGAGCAAGTGGGATGAATGAGTTTAAGCGTTTTGAAGACCGGATGACCGGACTTATTGAATCGCTGTCACCGTCAGGGCGTCGACGACTGAGCGCCGAGCTGGCGAAACGTCTGCGTCAGAGTCAGCAGCGTCGGGTGATGGCACAGAAAGCCCCGGACGGCACACCCTACGCACCACGCCAGCAGCAGAGCGCCAGAAAAAAGACCGGTCGCGTTAAGCGAAAAATGTTTGCGAAACTTATCACCAGTCGTTTTTTGCATATCCGCGCCAGCCCGGAACAGGCATCAATGGAGTTTTACGGCGGGAAGTCGCCGAAAATCGCCAGTGTGCATCAGTTCGGTCTGTCGGAAGAAAACCGGAAAGACGGTAAGAAAATTGATTATCCGGCGCGTCCTCTGCTCGGCTTTACCGGTGAGGATGTGCAGATGATTGAAGAGATTATCCTGGCTCACCTCGACCGTTAGTTGTGCCATTCCCGACACCTCATCGTCACATTGCCGCCGGTATGACCCGGCGGCATCCTTCCCGTTATGAACACTCTCGCAAATATCCAGGAACTCGCGCGCGCACTGCGCAACATGATACGCACCGGCATTATCGTCGAAACCGACCTTAACGCCGGTCGCTGCCGTGTGCAGACCGGCGGCATGTGCACCGACTGGCTTCAGTGGCTGACCCATCGCGCCGGACGTTCGCGCACATGGTGGGCGCCTTCCGTGGGGGAACAGGTGCTGATTCTGGCCGTGGGCGGTGAACTCGACACGGCGTTCGTTCTGCCGGGAATTTATTCCGGCGATAACCCCGCGCCGTCTGCGTCGGCGGATGCCCTGCATATCCGTTTCCCTGACGGGGCGGTGATTGAGTATGAACCCGAAACCAGTGCACTCACGGTAAGCGGAATTAAAACGGCCAGCGTGACGGCTTCTGATTCTGTTACTGCCACGGTGCCGGTGGTCATGGTGAAAGCATCAACCCGCGTCACCCTGGACACACCGGAGGTGGTCTGCACCAACAGGCTGATTACCGGCACGCTGGAAGTGCAGAAGGGCGGGACGATGCGCGGCAACATTGAACACACCGGTGGTGAACTTTCATCAAACGGTAAGGTACTGCATACCCATAAACACCCCGGCGACAGCGGCGGCACAACCGGGAGTCCTTTATGACAGCGCGTTATCTCGGAATGAGTCGCAGTGATGGCCTGACTGTCACTGACCTTGAGCATATCAGCCAGAGTATCGGCGATATCCTGCGCACGCCGGTCGGCTCACGGGTGATGCGTCGTGATTACGGCTCGTTGCTGGCGTCAATGATTGACCAGCCGCAGACCCCGGCGCTTGAGTTGCAGATTAAGGTCGCCTGTTACATGGCTGTGCTGAAATGGGAACCCCGCGTCACCCTGTCATCCGTCACCACTGAGCGCAGTTTTGACGGGCGAATGACGGTCACGTTAACCGGCCAGCACAACGACACCGGCCAGCCACTTTCGTTAACCATCCCTGTGAGTTGAAATCATGCCGATTATCGACCTGAACCAGCTACCCGCACCGGATGTGGTCGAGGAGCTGGACTTTGAAACCATTCTTGCCGAACGCAAGGCGACACTGATTTCCCTTTACCCGGAAGACCAGCAGGAGGCGGTCGCCCGTACCCTGACACTGGAATCTGAGCCTCTCGTCAAACTGCTGGAGGAAAATGCTTATCGTGAGCTTATCTGGCGTCAGCGTGTGAATGAGGCCGCACGGGCGGTGATGCTGGCCTGTGCCGCCGGTAATGACCTTGATGTGATTGGTGCCAATTACAACACCACGCGCCTGATTATCACCCCGGCAGATGATTCGACTATCCCGCCGACACCGGCAGCGATGGAGTCTGACACCGATTATCGTCTGCGTATTCAGCAGGCGTTTGAAGGTTTAAGCGTCGCCGGGTCGGTGGGAGCCTATCAGTATCATGGTCGCAGTGCCGACGGGCGTGTCGCGGATATCTCTGTCACCAGTCCGTCTCCGGCCTGTGTCACCATCTCTGTGCTGTCACGTGAAAATAACGGTGTCGCTTCCGAAGACCTGCTGGCGGTGGTGCGTAACGCCCTTAATGGCGAGGACGTCAGACCGGTGGCCGACCGCGTGACCGTGCAGTCTGCCGCCATCGTTGAATACCAGATAAATGCCACGCTTTACCTTTACCCTGGTCCCGAAAGCGAACCCATCCGCGCTGCCGCCGTGAAAAAACTGGAAGCGTATATCACGGCACAGCACCGGCTGGGGCGCGACATCCGTCTGTCTGCCATTTATGCCGCTTTGCATGTGGAAGGCGTGCAGCGTGTCGAACTGACTGCACCGCTGGCCGACATCGTGCTCAACAATACGCAGGCGTCTTTCTGCACCGAATACAGCGTCGTGACCGGAGGCTCGGATGAGTGATTCGCGCCTGCTGCCGACCGGCTCATCACCGCTTGAAGTCGCCGCCGCAAAAGCCTGTGCGGAAATTGAAAAAACGCCGGTCAGTATTCGTGAACTGTGGAACCCGGACACCTGCCCGGCAAATCTGCTGCCGTGGCTGGCGTGGGCGTTTTCGGTTGACCGCTGGGATGATAAGTGGCCGGAAGCGACCAAACGCGCTGTTATCCGCGATGCGTATTTCATTCACTGCCATAAGGGCACTATCGGTGCGATTCGCCGTGTGGTGGAGCCGCTTGGCTATCTGATTGAGGTGAGGGAGTGGTGGCAACTCAACGAGAAACCGGGGACGTTCCGCATCGTTGTTGGCGTGCTTGAGCAGGGTATTACCGAGGAAATGTATCAGGAGCTGGAGCGTCTCGTTGCTGATGCAAAACCGGCAAGCCGCCATCTGACGGGACTGGCTATCAGTTTAAGTACAACCGGCAACATTTTTGCCGGTGCGGGATGCTATCACGGTGACGCCCTGACGGTTTATCCCTACACCCCGGAGGCCATTATTGTCGGAGGGGATTATTTCCCGGCCTCGGCCATTCATTTAATTGATAACCTGAGAGTAAACGCATGACAGTGAAATACTACGCCATTCTGACTAATCAGGGCGCAGCACGGCTGGCTAACGCGACGATGCTCGGCAGTAAGCTGAATCTGACGCAAATGGCCGTTGGTGATGCGAATGGTGTCTTGCCGACACCAGACCCGGCACAGACAAAACTGATTAACCAGAAACGCATCGCGCCGCTGAATCTTCTGAGTGTTGACCCGAACAACCAGAGCCAGATTATTGCGGAGCAAATCATCCCTGAGAACGAGGGCGGATTCTGGATCCGTGAGATTGGGCTTTATGATGATGAAGGCGTACTCATTGCGGTGGCGAACTGCCCGGAAACGTACAAGCCGCAGTTACAGGAAGGCAGTGGCCGCACCCAGACTATCCGCATGATTCTGGTTGTCACGAACACCGAAGCCATCACGCTGAAAATCGACCCGGCTGTGGTACTGGCAACACGTAAATATGTGGATGACAAAATTTCTGAGCACGAACAGTCACGACGTCACCCGGATGCCTCGCTGACAGAAAAAGGTTTTACTCAGTTAAGCAGTGCAACCAACAGCACATCTGAAACACTGGCCGCAACACCGAAAGCGGTTAAGGCTGCATATGACCTGGCTAACGGGAAATATACCGCTCAGGATGCGACTACGGCACGAAAAGGGCTTGTTCAGCTCAGTAGTGCAACCAACAGCACATCTGAAACACTGGCTGCAACGCCAAAAGCGGTAAAGGCTGCATACGACCTGGCTAATGGAAGACAACCGGCAGACGCCATACTCACTGCTCTGGCAGGGCTTGCTACAGCGGCAGATAAACTCCCTTATTTTACAGGGGTAGATCGTGCCGCGTTAACTGCACTGACAAGTGTTGGTCGTGCCATTCTTAGTAAGCCCAGCACACAGGGAGTTCTTGATTATCTTGGTTTGGGAGAAGGCTCTGCATTGCCTGTTGGTGTACCGATTCCGTGGCCTTCTGCTACTCCGCCGACAGGCTGGCTGAAATGCAATGGTGCTGCCTTTGATAAAGTGAAATATCCCAACCTTGCCAAAGCATACCCGTCAGGGAAACTGCTGGATTTACGTGGTGAGTTTATTCGTGGATGGGATGACGGGCGTGGTATTGATGCAGGACGTGCTTTATTGAGCATTCAGGCTGGGATGCTGGAGAAGCACCGCCATATTGTTGTTGCCAACGATGGTTATGATTCAGGTGAAGAATGGGAGTTGGCTACAATTTTTCAGAATACATACACACAAGGTCGGGGGCTTGACGCCGTTTATACAGGGGGAACCCTTATTCCGGCTCCGAGGTTGCATTCACGAGGAAGTATTGGTAACACGGGCGGGAGCGAAACACGACCGCGCAATATTGCATTTAACTTTATTGTGAGGGCTGCATAATGAATCACGCGGTATTAAATAATGAACTTATTGCCGTGCAGGAAGGAAACATTATCGTTTACAACTATGACAGTGAGACGCGGGAATATATTTCTGCATCAACTGAATATCTTGCTGTGGGTGTCGGTATTCCGGCATATTCCTGTTTAGACGCTCCTGGCACACATAAGGCTGGTTATACAATTTGCCGTTCTGTGGATTTAAAATCATGGGAATATGTATCAGACCATCGTGGTGAAATTGTCTATAGCACCGAAACAGGGGAATCAAAAGAAATTAAAACTCCGGGTGATTACCCTGAAAATACAACCACTATCGCCCCGTTAACGCCATACGATAAATGGGATGGTGAGAAATGGGTGACAGATACTGAGGAGCAACATCACGTCGCAGTAGAGACGGCAGAAACACAGCGCCAGTCGCTGATTGATGCCGCAATGGCTTCCATTAGTCTGATTCAGTTGAAATTGCAGGCCGGGCGCAAACTGACGCAAACAGAAACAACCCGGCTTAACGCTGTGCTGGATTACATTGACGCGGTGACAGCAACAGATACCAGCACAGCGCCGGATGTTATCTGGCCTGAACTGCCGGAGGCGTAGGCCATTCAATATCTGGAGCACTGGAAATTTCGACAAGTTCCAGTGCTCCAGATAATCGACTGTGTGGGAACAGGCAGGACGATTGCTGGCTGCGAGGGAATCACGTCAACGTGTGGCGCTGATTTTTGATATTGACCTGTCCACGCTCTATAAAAAATTCGCCTCATCAGCGACAAAGAATAAATTGTGCCATCCCTCAGCCAACCGGGACAAATAGCCTGACATCTCCGGCACACATGAAAATACCACTCACCCATTAACCACGGAGTTAAACGGATGAGTGACTATCATCACGGCGTGCAGGTGCTGGAGATTAACGACGGCACCCGCGTCATTTCCACCGTATCCACTGCCATTGTCGGCATGGTCTGCACGGCCAGCGATGCGGATGCGGAAACCTTCCCCCTCAATAAACCTGTGCTGATTACCAATGTGCAGAGCGCAATTGCAAAGGCCGGTAAAAAAGGCACGCTGGCGGCATCGTTGCAGGCCATCGCTGACCAGTCAAAACCGGTCACCGTTGTCGTGCGTGTGGAAGACGGCACCGGTGAAGACGAGGAAACGAAACTTGCGCAGACCGTTTCCAATATCATCGGCACCACCGACGAAAACGGCCAGTACACCGGACTGAAAGCCCTGCTGGCGGCGGAGTCGGTAACCGGTGTTAAACCGCGTATTCTCGGTGTGCCGGGGCTGGATACCAAAGAGGTGGCTGTTGCACTGGCATCAGTCTGTCAGAAGTTGCGCGCTTTCGGGTATATCAGCGCATGGGGCTGTAAAACCATTTCCGAGGTGAAAGCTTACCGCCAGAATTTCAGCCAGCGTGAGCTGATGGTCATCTGGCCGGATTTCCTCGCATGGGATACGGTCACCAGTACCACCGCCACCGCGTATGCCACCGCCCGTGCACTGGGGCTGCGTGCCAAAATCGACCAGGAGCAGGGCTGGCATAAAACGCTGTCCAACGTCGGGGTGAACGGTGTTACCGGCATCAGCGCATCTGTATTCTGGGATTTGCAGGAGTCCGGCACCGATGCTGACCTGCTTAACGAGTCAGGCGTCACAACACTGATTCGCCGTGACGGTTTCCGCTTCTGGGGTAACCGTACCTGCTCTGATGACCCGCTGTTCCTCTTTGAAAACTACACCCGCACCGCACAGGTGCTGGCCGACACGATGGCTGAGGCGCACATGTGGGCGGTGGACAAGCCCATCACCGCAACGCTGATTCGCGACATCGTTGACGGCATCAATGCCAAATTCCGTGAGCTGAAAACAAACGGCTATATCGTGGATGCGACCTGCTGGTTCAGCGAAGAATCCAACGATGCGGAAACCCTCAAGGCCGGAAAACTGTATATCGACTACGACTATACCCCGGTGCCTCCTCTCGAAAACCTGACCCTGCGCCAGCGTATCACCGATAAATACCTGGCAAATCTGGTCACCTCGGTTAACAGCAATTAAGGAGCCTGACCGATGGCAATGCCGCGCAAACTCAAATACATGAATGTCTTTCTGAACGGCTACAGCTATCAGGGCGTTGCAAATTCCGTCACGCTGCCAAAACTGACCCGTAAGCTCGAAAACTATCGCGGTGCGGGGATGAATGGCAGCGCACCGGTAGACCTCGGCCTTGATGATGATGCGCTGTCAATGGAGTGGTCGCTCGGTGGATTCCCGGATTCGGTTATCTGGGAGCTTTACGCTGCAACCAGTGCTGATGCCGTACCGATTCGTTTTGCTGGTTCTTACCAGCGCGACGATACCGGCGAAACGGTGGCCGTCGAAGTGGTCATGCGTGGGCGTCAGAAAGAAGTCGATACCGGAGAGGGTAAACAGGGAGAGGATACCGAATCGAAACTCCCGGTGATTTGTACTTATTTCCGGCTGACGATGGACGGTAAGGAGCTGGTCGAAATCGACACCATCAACATGATTGAGAAGGTGAACGGCGTCGACCGGCTGGAGCAACACCGCCGAAATATCGGCCTGTGATTTTCATCCGGTCAGCCAGGCTGACCGGTTAACCCTGATTCAGAAGTGAGAAAACCATGAACAAAGAAAATGTCATTACCCTGGACAATCCGGTCAAACGTGGTGAGCAGGTTATCGAACAGGTCACGCTGATGAAACCCAATGCCGGGACGCTGCGCGGTGTCAGTCTGGCTGCGGTTGCAAACTCCGAAGTCGATGCACTGATTAAGGTGCTGCCGCGCATGACGGCACCGATGCTGACCGAGCAGGAAGTCGCCGCGCTGGAACTGCCTGACCTTGTGGCGCTGGCCGGTAAGGTGGTCGGTTTTTTGTCGCCGAACTCGGTGCAGTGACGTTTCCGAAAAATCTCTCGGTCGATGACCTGATGGCGGATGTGGCAGTGATATTTCACTGGCCGCCATCAGAACTGTATCCCATGAGCCTGACCGAACTCATCACATGGCGCGAAAAGGCGCTCCGGCGAAGCGGAAACACGAATGAGTAACAATGTAAAATTACAGGTATTGCTCAGGGCTGTTGACCAGGCATCCCGCCCGTTTAAATCCATCCGCACAGCGAGCAAATCGCTGTCGGGGGATATCCGGGAAACACAAAAATCACTGTGCGAGCTGAACGGTCAGGCATCCCGTATTGAGGGATTTCGCAAGACAAGTGCACAGCTCGCCGTGACTGGTCATGCACTTGAAAAGGCACGGCAGGAAGCCGAAGCCCTTGCCACACAGTTTAAAAACACCGAACGTCCGACCCGTGCTCAGGCGAAAGTGCTGGAATCCGCAAAGCGAGCGGCGGAGGACTTACAGGCGAAATATAACCGCCTGACGGATTCCGTTAAACGCCAGCAGCGGGAACTGGCCGCTGTGGGAATTAATACCCGCAATCTTGCACATGATGAGCAGGGACTGAAAAACCGTATCAGTGAAACCACCGCACAGCTTAACCGTCAGCGTGATGCGCTGGCGCGTGTCAGTGCGCAACAGGCAAAACTTAACGCAGTAAAACAGCGTTATCAGGCCGGAAAGGAACTGGCCGGAAATATGGCCTCGGTGGGCGCTGCCGGTGTGGGGATTGCGGCGGCGGGAACGATGGCCGGAGTTAAGCTGCTGATGCCCGGTTATGAGTTTGCGCAGAAAAACTCAGAATTGCAGGCCGTGCTAGGTGTGGCAAAAGACTCCGCCGAAATGGCTGCACTACGCAAGCAGGCGCGTCAGCTCGGCGACAATACCGCAGCCTCGGCAGATGATGCAGCCGGTGCGCAGATTATTATTGCGAAAGCCGGTGGGGATGTTGATGCCATTCAGGCGGCAACGCCGGTTACACTGAATATGGCGCTGGCGAACCGCCGCACGATGGAAGAAAACGCCGCCCTGCTGATGGGGATGAAATCTGCCTTTCAGCTTTCAAACGATAAGGTCGCTCATATCGGGGATGTTCTCTCCATGACGATGAACAAAACCGCCGCCGATTTTGACGGCATGAGCGATGCGCTGACCTATGCCGCACCTGTGGCAAAAAATGCCGGTGTCAGCATTGAAGAAACCGCCGCAATGGTCGGGGCGCTGCATGATGCAAAAATCACAGGCTCAATGGCGGGGACGGGAAGCCGTGCCGTGTTAAGTCGCCTGCAGGCACCGACGGGAAAAGCATGGGATGCACTCAAAGAGCTTGGCGTGAAAACCTCAGACAGCAAGGGGAATACCCGACCAGTATTTACCATTCTGAAAGAAATGCAGGCCAGTTTTGAGAAAAACCGGCTCGGTACTGCCCAGCAGGCTGAATACATGAAAACCATTTTCGGGGAGGAGGCCAGCTCAGCCGCCGCTGTGCTGATGACTGCCGCCTCAACCGGAAAGCTGGACAAACTGACCGCTGCGTTTAAAGCCTCAGACGGGAAGACCGCCGAGCTGGTAAATATCATGCAGGACAACCTCGGCGGTGACTTTAAGGAGTTTCAGTCCGCTTATGAGGCGGTGGGGACTGACCTGTTTGACCAGCAGGAAGGCGCGCTGCGTAAGCTCACGCAGACGGCCACAAAGTATGTGTTAAAACTCGACGGCTGGATACAGAAAAACAAATCACTGGCGTCAACCATTGGTCTCATTGCCGGTGGCGCACTGGCGCTTACTGGCATCATCGGTGCCATTGGCCTCGTAGCCTGGCCGGTTATCACCGGCATCAATGCCATCATCGCGGCAGCAGGCGCAATGGGGGCAATCTTCACGACGGTTGGCAGTGCCGTTATGACGGCCATCGGGGCGATTAGCTGGCCGGTTGTGGCCGTGGTGGCCGCCATTGTCGCCGGGGCGTTGCTTATCCGTAAATACTGGGAGCCTGTCAGCGCATTCTTTGGCGGTGTGGTGGAAGGGCTGAAAGCGGCATTTGCGCCGGTGGGGGAACTGTTCACGCCACTTAAGCCGGTGTTTGACTGGCTGGGCGAAAAGTTACAGGCCGCGTGGCAGTGGTTTAAAAACCTGATTGCCCCGGTCAAAGCCACACAGGACACCCTGAACCGTTGCCGTGACACGGGCGTCATGTTCGGGCAGGCACTGGCTGACGCGCTGATGCTGCCGCTTAATGCGTTCAACAAACTGCGCAGCGGCATTGACTGGGTACTGGAAAAGCTCGGGGTCATCAACAAAGAGTCAGACACACTTGACCAGACCGCCGCCAGAACTCATGCCGCCACGTATGGCACCGGTGGTTATATTCCGGCGACCAGCTCTTATGCAGGCTATCAGGCTTATCAGCCGGTCACGGCACCGGCTGGCCGCTCTTATGTGGACCAGAGTAAAAACGAATATCACATCAGCCTGACGGGTGGAACTGCGCCGGGGACACAGCTTGACCGCCAGTTACAGGATGCGCTCGAAAAATACGAGCGGGATAAACGTGCGCGCGCCCGTGCCAGCATGATGCATGACGGTTAAGGAGGTGACGAATAATGATGCTCGCGTTAGGTATGTTTGTTTTTATGCGCCAGACGCTGCCACACCAGACCATGCAGCGTGAATCAGATTATCGCTGGCCGTCAAATTCCCGTATCGGTAAACGGGATGCCTACCAGTTTCTCGGCGTTGGCGAGGAAAACATGACGCTGGCCGGTGTGCTTTATCCCGAACTGACCGGCGGCAAGCTGACGATGACCACGCTCAGGCTGATGGCAGAGGAAGGTCGGGCGTGGCCGTTGCTGGATGGCACCGGCATGATTTACGGCATGTATGTCATCAGCAAGGTGAGTGAAACAGGGAGTATTTTCTTTGCAGACGGCACACCCCGAAAAATTGATTTTACGCTGTCGCTCACCCGCGTTGACGAATCACTGGCCGCGCTTTATGGCGATATCGGTAAACAGGCGGAATCGCTCATCGGTAAGGCTGGCAGTATGGCGACTAAATTCACAGGTATGACGGGGGCGGGATAATGCTGGATGCACTGACATTTGATGCAGGCAGTACGCTGACGCCGGATTACATGCTGATGCTCGACAGCAGGGATATTACCGGCAATATCAGCGACCGTCTGATGAGCATGACTCTGACGGATAACCGGGGCTTTGAGGCTGACCAGCTTGATATTGAACTGAACGATGCCGACGGGCAGGTCGGGCTGCCGATTCGTGGCGCTGTCCTGACGGTGTATATCGGCTGGAAAGGTTTTGCCCTGGTATGCAAAGGGAAATTTACCGTTGATGAGGTTGAACACCGGGGCGCGCCGGATGTGGTCACCATCCGCGCCCGGAGTGCAGATTTTCGCGGGACGCTCAATTCCCGCCGTGAAGGCTCCTGGCATGACACCACGCTCGGTGCGATTGTTGAGGCAATAGCCTCCCGTAACAGGCTGGAAGCCAGTGTCGCTCCGTCACTGGCCGGAATTAAAATTCCGCACATCGACCAGTCGCAGGAGTCTGATGCGAAATTCCTGACCCGTCTTGCAGAGCGCAACGGCGGTGAGGTGTCGGTAAAAATGGGAAAACTGTTGTTTCTCAAAGCGGGGCAGGGGGTGACGGCCAGCGGTAAAAAAATCCCGCAGGTCACCATCACCCGCAGCGACGGCGACCGCCACCATTTTGCGATTGCTGACCGTGGAGCCTATACCGGCGTAACGGCAAAGTGGCTTCACACCAAAGACCCGAAGCCGCAAAAGCAGAAGGTAAAACTGAAACGCAAAAAGAAAGAGAAACACCTGCGCGCACTGGAGCACCCGAAAGCGAAACCAGTCACGCAGAAGAAAGCGCCAAAAGTACCGGAAGCGCGCGAAGGTGAATACATGGCCGGTGAGGCTGACAACGTTTTTGCACTGACCACGGTATATGCCACGAAAGCACAGGCCATGCGCGCCGCTCAGGCGAAGTGGGATAAACTGCAACGGGGCGTTGCGGAGTTCTCCATCAGCCTGGCTACCGGTCGGGCAGATATTTACACGGAAACACCGGTTAAAGTATCAGGCTTTAAGCGCGTCATAGACGAGCAGGACTGGACAATCACTAAGGTGACACATTTTCTGAATAATAGCGGCTT